TTAAATATTGTGCAACACAAGCTATTGACTAAAAAATAAACATGTGCTATACTGCTATTAGAAAGTATTATAAAGAGGTGATAACGTGGATACAAGCACAATTGTACAGTTAATAAGTTCGCTCGGATTTCCGATTGCCTGTTGTATTGCTATGTTTTGGCAGAACAACAAACTGAATGAATCACATAAAGAAGAAGTGAGCAAACTTAACGAAGCAATCAACAACAACACTATAGCACTTAATCACATTATTGATAAACTAGGAGGTGAAAACAGTGATAGTTAAACAGTGTATATTTACGGCTAACGGCGCATACAAGGCACACAAGCACATCAAGCCTGTCGGTATCGTCGTACACAGCACAGGGTGTAATAACGAAATGCTCCGCAGATATGTTCAGCCCACATCAGCAAATGCGGACTACAAAGATATCATAGCCGATCTTGGAAAGAACGTATACAATAACCATCTTAATCAGGAGTACATCAACGGTGTATACAATGATATCTGTATGCACGCATTTATTGGTAAAAATGACAAAGGCAACGTTGAAACTTATCAGACGTTACCGTATGATTACGCTTGCTGGGGCTGTGGCTCTGGTAGTAAGGGTAGTTTTAATTATGACCCCACGGCGCATATACAGTTTGAGATTTGCGAAGATGGGTTAACAGATAAGGTGTACTTTACAAACGCTTTTAATGAAGCAATAGAATACTGTGCATACTTATGTAACAAGCTTGACTTAAAACCTGAAAGCATTGTATCTCATAAAGAATCAAGCGCACTTGGTTATGCATCCGCTCACGGTGACCCTGAAAACTGGCTGAGTAAATTCGGTAAAAATATGGATTGGTTTAGAACGCAGGTGAAAACTAAAATGAAGAAAATGACCGCAGACGACAAAAACAAGACTATATACCGAGTACAAGTCGGTGCATATGCAAACGAAGCCAATGCTAAAGCCTTTTTGGAAAAAGTCAAAAAGGCAGGATTTACTAACGCATTTATAACGAAAGTAGAGGTGTAAATAATGGTTAAAACTAAAGATGAAATTATGGAAGAAATTCGTGCTTACATCGGTGACCGCTCTGACGATCAGACAATTTCTCTCATCGAGAATATCTCCGACACCATTGACGATTATGCCGCTCACGGCGACTACGATGAAAAGCTAATGGCTGTTGAAGCCGAGTGGAGACGTAGGTACATTGACCGCTTCATGAACGGCGGTGAGAACAAGTCTGACGTTGAAATAACAGAGGACGAAGAAAAAACAGAAGATATTACAATCGATGATTTATACACAGAAAGTGAGGATGATTAACAATGCCCAATATTGACTACAGAGACGTAAAAACAAATTCAAGCGTTGACGTCTTAAACGCTATCAGAAATTCTGCATCACAGAATTATAAAGACCATGTGCCGATTGCCACACCTGATGCTAATACTATCAGAAGCATCGGTAACGTAATAATGGATTTCCCTGAAATTCAGAACGAGTTCCTCTCGGCACTTATCAACCGTATCGCAGAAGTAAAAGTTACCAACAAGTATTACACTAACCCGATGAATGTATTTAAAAAGGGTAAGCTTAACTTTGGCGAGGTAATCGAGGATATTTTTATTGACCTCGCTCATGCAAAAAATTATTCACCCGAAAGAGCAGAAACGACCGTTTTTCAGCGTGAGTTCCCTGACGTAAAATCCGCTTTTTATGTACTTAACTATCAGAAGTACTATAAGCAGACCGTTCAGCCTTACGACCTTGAGAATGCCTTTTTAAACATCAACGGTGTATCAAGCTTCATTGAGAAAATCGTTACAACTATGTTCACTTCAATGGAACAGGACGAGTTCCTGACCTTTAAGTATATGCTTGCTTATCGTATCATCAACGGCTTAATGAGACCTTTTGAGATACCTGCAGTCACAAAGGAAAACATGAACGATATCGTTGAAGCAATACAGACGGTCAGCGATGATATGACATTCATGAAGCCTGATTACAACCTTGTTGGTGTAAATAATTTTACGCTTAAGGAAGATCAGTATCTTATTGTCTCAGCAAAGTTTAACGCAAAGCGTAACGTTGAGGTGCTTGCTTCTGCATTTAACATGGATAAGGTTGAGTTTCTCGGTCATATCAAGCTTATTGACAGTTTTGGCTCACTTGATATAAAACGTCTTAACGAGTTATTTAAGGGTGACGAAAATTATCATGAGTTCTCACAGACCGAAATGGAAGCACTCGATTCTGTACCTTGCGTGCTTGTTGATAAGGAATTTTTCCAGATATACGATAAGCTGACTGAGATGCGTGCTATTGAAAATCCTGAAGGCCTGTATCGTAACATGACACTTCACGCTTGGCGCATCTATGCGATCTCTCCCTTTGCAAATAACGCACTTTTTGTTGCAGGCACACCCACTATAAACAGCGTGACGGTATCACCTGCAAATGCGACACTCTCTGCAGGGGCAAAGCTTCAGCTTACCGCTAAGGTTACATCATCTAACTTTGCACCTAGCGGTTTAATTTGGACTAGCAACAGCGATAAGGCGACTGTATCGAGTACTGGCATTGTTACTATTGCATCAGATGCAACAAGTTCAACAGAGATAACAATAACAGCAACATCTGTCTATGACCCGACTAAGTCAGGCAGTGCAACAATAACTGTTGCGTAAGTTAATATAATATTGGTGGTGGCACTATACCACCACCATTAATTATAGAGAGGAGTGATATCATGGCTTATGTCGCACCAAATAGCGATTTGTGGCTGTGCCGTGGTGTACCGCTTGATAGCCGTTCAAAATATACTTATCGCCCATCAAGTAAAAATGAACAGTTTGAAGCTTTTAAAGCTTATAGCGTATATACTTTAACAGCACAAAGCTATATAAGGCATACTAATAATACCATTCGTGTTGCCATATCGCCTGATAAACTGCTGACGTGTAACTATATGATGTTTCGTAATACGGCTTTTGGTAATAAAATATTTTATGCTTTTATTACTGACGTTGAGTATGTTAATAACGAAACAAGTCTTATAACATACAGTATAGATAACATACAAACATATTTCTTTGATGTGTATTGTAATGCATGTTATGTTGAACGTGAACACAGTATAACTGATAACATAGGCGATAGTATAACACCCGAACCTATTATAACTTCAGGACAGGAAGTTATATCTCATTATAACGGGTTTGGCGAAATATCTAAAGGGTGTTACACAGTTGTTGTAACTTCGCATGACATTGAAAATCCTGTTAGAACTGAATATATTTTTTCACGGGGAACGGCTACGGGTTCACAAGGTGTTTTGGTAGCAGGTCAGACTAACGTTTTTAATATAAGAGATAGCGAGGATGCACGGGCAACATGGCATATATTAGATGATTACATTCAAAAAGTGGGAGAAAGTGGAATACTTGCTTTTTACACTATACCAAAAATTGCCTATACGGGAGATTTTCCTGAACGGGCAGGTCTGTTAAAAAGGGGAGCAGATATATCAATCGGTGTATATCAGTCGGTCGAAAATCCAAAGCCACTAGTAACAGACACATTAGATGGATATTTGCCAAAAAATAATAAGTTATACACATATCCCTTTTGTTTTTTACGTTGTCAAAATAATTTAGGCACACAGCGTGATTATAGATACGAATATTTTTCAGATACATCGGCTATTTTTCGCATAACCACTAGTTCCGTATCACCTGACCAAACGGTATATTGTACACCGCAAAATTATCGTGGTTTTGTTGTTGACTGGGAAAATAGTTTATCTTATGATAATTTTCCTGCATCAAGTATTGCTGTCAGTGAGTATAGTAATTATGTGGGAAATAACGCTAATCGTATTGTTGCAGGGCAGGCAGGACGAATTGTTGACGCATTGTTCACAACAGCGAGTTCTATTGAGAGCGGAAAAGCTTTTAGTGGGATTTCGGGACTAACTGGAAATTTAATGCAAAGTGTTAGCGAACAAGCTATGTACGCAGATTTGAAAGGTCAAACAAGCACTTTAGGAAATTTAGCTAGTGGTTGGCTGAATATTTTATATGACCAAATATTATTTAAAGCATACAGAGTTGAAGTCAATGCAACTGTAGCTAAACAGTATGACGATTTTTTCACAATGTACGGTTACACTGTCAATGCGCTAAAAGTGCCGCAGTTCGCACAAAGTCGGCGCAGAAAAGCTTATAATTATTGTAAGACAAAGAATGCTTGCATAAGATCACTTGGTGCAACTTCATTGGGTGTGCCTGACACGGCTATAAAAGATATACAGTCCGCACTTGACGCAGGGTTATGCTTGTGGGAAACGCTTGCCAATGTAGGAAATTTCGCTGTTGATAACAGGCTTTAAGGAGGTGACAACAAATGCCTAAGAGAGTAAGAGATACGGCTTTTAAATCAAGCCTTTTTGATAATAAAAGGACATGGAACAATTATACATATCGGCTTTTTGAGATGGCTATGTCAAGAGGACACTGGTCTAATATGCCAAAAACTATAGATTTACGCTATCTTGAGCAAACGCTTATAACACAGGGAGCTTGTGTCTTTTTTAAGGACGACGTGCTAGGATATCTATGCTTGCCTGTTGTGCTTAACGGTAAGCTTGACGTATACGGTAATCCATATGATTTTATGGCAATATCTGACACAGGATACAACAAAAAGCTTGATGTTAACAGCGGTGTTATTATTTACAATAATTTTCTGAGAATGCCCAATATTGCCGAAATCCGCTATTACGCAGACCGCCTGTATGAGTATGACCGTATCATTGACGTTAACGTCAAAGCGCAGAAAACACCCGTCCTCATAAAATGTGATAAAAACGAGATATTGAGCATGGAAAACGTATATCAAAAATATGAGGGTAATCAGCCAGTAATATATGGCAAAAAGTCTTTAAACGATGACAACATAACGGTGCTTAAAACAGATGCACCTTATGTAGCCGATAAAGTATATGCTTTAAAGCGAAATATATGGAACGAAGCTCTGACACAGCTTGGCATTCCGAACACAGACACGACTAAGCGTGAACGTATGATTAAGGACGAGGTAATCTCGTCACAGGGTGCAGTAATTGCAACACGTAACTCACCCGAAAAAATGCGACAGCTTGCGTGCGATAAAATAAATGAAATGTTCGGGCTTAATATATGGTATCAGTTTGATAATATTGACATAGATAAAACTATTGAACGAGGAGGTGAGGACGATGGCACACTATACGACACAGGTACGGACAATATGCGAGACGGTAGCAGGACTGAGTGATAGCGTAGGATATACCGACGTTGAGACAGTGCTTAATGATAGCTGGGATAAAATCTTTACATCGTTTCCCATATATGATGAGGCACACAGAGCAGATCTCTGTAAAAAGATACTCCGCCACTACTATATGGACGAAATTGCATTTGAGACATATGGACTTTGGCAACTTGCCATAAATACCAAGCTAACAGAAATAATGCCACAGTATAATAGTCTGTATAAAGCATCTGCGGAGATAATCAACCCGTTATATAACAAAAACCTTACAAGGCAGTATGACGGAACGAGCAAAGGCACAAACAAAGACACTCGGACTGACAATCTCACAGACACGGCATCCTCAACAACAAGCACTACAGGAACAGATACCCGAACAGACAATTTGACTGACACTAACGGCGGTACCGTCACAACAAAATCAGATAGTAAGCGTACTGATGACCTTAAAGCAGTAACGAATAACACGTCAACGTCAACAACAACATCGAGTGCAAGCAACAACACCAGTAATGAGAACTTTACAAGTGATACGCCACAGGGTAGTTTATCAGATCTCAAAGCTGGTAAATACATGACAAATGGCAGCATTGGTAAAAGCAATGGTAGCACGTCAGGTAACGACAAAAACGACACGACTAGTAAAAATACTGTCACCAACACAGGCACAGTAAGCAATGCTGGAACAGATACAGTAACGGATACACGTACACTTACAAAGACTGGTACAGTTAAAAACACCAGCGCAGATAACAAGACAAGTAATAGCTCGGTGTCAAAAACAGGCACAGTCGTTAATGACGGTATCGACAGTCGGACAGATGCACATACCGAGAGCGTAACAGGATATGAGGGCAGTGCAACATATGCTGAGCTTTTAAAAAAGTATAGCAATGAGGTTATAAACATAGATTTAATGATAATAAATGATTTATCAGATATGTTTATGCAGATATGGTGAGGAGGTTAATTACCATGATTGATAAAATAAAGTATTGGTGCAATAAGATTTTACCGCTTGTTTATGATGACAGCTTGAGCTACTATGAGGTGCTTTGCAAGACGAGCGCAAAGCTTAACGAAGTCATAACAAGTACAAATGATTTACTTGATGCGTGGGACACGTACAAAAATGATATTGATGCCGCATTTGGCGAGTACACAGCGAAGCTTGACAAAAAATTTAATGACATGTCTGCTAAACTAGAAGATGATTTTTTAAGCTACAAAGAAGTTGTCAATTTTGAGATAATGGATGAGTTTGCAAAGCAGGAACGAAGGATTAAGGCACAGGATGAACAGATAACCGCTATATCCGATAAGGTTAATAGCTTTATAGCTGAGTATAATAAAACTATCGCTGAGATACCCAGTATGGTGGTAGATGCAGTAAATGCCTGGCTTAACGATGATACTCACTATAATAAAATTGTCGCTGACCTTGCTGGTTCGATACAGGGTCTCAAGCACTTTGACACGGTTGTAGATTTAATAACAGCCACTTTTACTCAAATTGCAGGCAAGGAAGTTTGCGTGTGTGAAAACTACTATGCTGATGACGGTGTGTTTACCATGTGGGAGATTTTAGAGATGGCAACAGTTCCAGAACCATTTACTGATGGCATTGTGCATCTTTCATTGCCTCACGAACCAAGCGATTTATACTATCGTGTAGCGGTGCTCCGCTCAGACTGGACAGCATCAACTCTCGGTATAGCAACAGCCACAACTATCAAAGCACGATCAGCTAGGCTGACATCATGTGCAAAATGGAATTTTAACCCGATTTTAATTGATGCAGACTTTAGCGTTGATTTATCAGAGATTAACACCTTAAACCAAACAGTTAAAGTATATAGTAACCCGTCTGAAAAGCACACATTAACCATAGTAAACGGCAATAATTTTATAAGCAGTTTTAAAGATATTAAAATAATGCACGAAACCAACAACTTAAAACATTCAACACAAGACGGTGTAAGTTTTTACAATTGCGATATTTTGACAAAAGACGGTGCAACGGTGATAGTAAGCAATGTAAATATAAAAAGCTGTTTTATCAATGCTTCACAGATACAGTGTGCTGACGAGTATACACTTGAAGACTATGTTTTTTCTGACAACACTTGGACAGCTAATACAATCTTTGGAATTGTCTTAACATCTGTGACCGTTGACAATTTGCGTAACTGCGTTGTATCAAACAACCGTGTAACAAATACAACACCGACACGAACAAGGTTATTTTTATCACCGAACATACCTGCACGCAACATCAAGATTACAGATAATGTTATCTATAATCCTCACGTATCCACAGATACACCATTAGCAGATGGTATCATTGGTGTATTTACGGCTATTGGCTCTGCATCTGAGTTTACGCTTACCGTTACAGGTAATACAGTATATTCATCAACACTTAACACAGCAATGACACTCGGTAAGGCGAGCGATACATACCACAAGTTTACAATGATGTATAAAGATAATAACGTTATAGTAAACAGTGGTACAGCGGCGAAACCTAAGTGGTCATCAGTGTTATCAACCATGATACAGACTAACGGTGCCTTATACACGAACTTTATTGGTGACCTTGACACGTCATCCGAGATACACTGCCAGTCCAGCACATATTCGGGCAGTGATGTGGGAACAAGAAAAGTGATACCTTTTGACGTTTCAACCTCAATTGGTTATAAGCCTCAAAGCGATGGAACGCTTTTAGCACAGGAGGAAAACGCATACTACCGTGCAGAGCTTAGTATTGTATTATCGGGTGCCCACGGCGGCGACCATGGCCCTCAGTTTGCCACTATCAGTTTTGGCTATAACGGGGAGACAACGTTTTTATCAGGTGCACCTGTCGAGTTTGTACACACAACGTTTTATATTAGTCCGAATGATTTCAAGCGCACAAATGGCATACTGCAGTTAACCATTCATTCTAACTATGCCATTGGTGATGTAAATGGCTATGTTAAGTTATTCCGCCTTGCATAGTTGTTCCATGTGGAACACAGCCCCGATTATTTCGGGGCTTTTATTTTTCACAAAACGTTCACAAAACTATCATACAGTTTTCACAAAAGGGGTGTATTATATAGACAATGAAACAAGAGGAGAGAAGCACATCAAAACACTACGACAGCCGAAAGGCACAGCAAGAAAGGTGGTAAACTATGAAAAGAAATTTACACTATATGCAGAATTGATACAGGTGGCAGAAAACCCAAAAAGATAAAACGCAAAAACGAAAGGCAAGAGGGGGGTGATTAAAAATTAGACCATATCGAAAAAGTGTTATACAAACAGATGGCGGTTATACGCAATTATGGATTGCAGTAATCAATCAAGCTGTGAACGATTATCGCAACAATCCTGATATGCGCTCCGAGGTTGCAAGATTTTTTAAATCCGAATACTTTGAGCGAATGACAGGAGTAAGCGGTCAAGTCGTGCTTGACCGACTTAAAAAAGAGGTTAAACAAAACAAAAACAATATAAAATAAGCCGTAAGGCTAGGAGGAAAACTTATGAAGTATATTATTATGTGTAAGCTTGTAAACGGAAATGTTATCACTGCTTCTGCTAATAGTTTTAGCGTGGCAATGCTTATTGCAGAGAAGTTTATTAGTGGTGCGTTTACCAAGCGGGTTGAAATTGTAAAAATCTCAACAGGTGCAACGACAAGATATATTTATTGAGGTTCTGAGCGGTTGTCCTTAACAGCCGCATACCAACCCGAAAGGGTATAAATATCGCCAGAGTGGGCGACTATCAAATACACTCACGTTGATAACAGCCCTTTTCATATACCGTTCAAAGGGACTATATTCCTCATGCACCATGAGTAAAAAGGTGAACGAAATACCAGCTATCCATGCGGCTGAGAAGCGTGGGAGAAAGAGAGATTTTTAGCATGAACAAGTCAACTAACCCCAAGGTAACATACCTTACAACAAAGGTAGCAGGTGTGTCAATCAAGATTGCAAAAAAGACATGGTCAGACGGCGGTGTAAGCTGTGACGTAACACTGTCTATCAACAAGGCAGAGATTGTCACAATCTATGGTATTCGCATCGTTGAGGGTAAAAACGGTAAGTTTTTATCAATGCCTTCACGTAAGGGAAGTGATGGAACATACTATTCGCACGCACGCATTGTCGACAACGACATCTGCAATGCTATACTCGAGACAGTCACAGAGTAAGACAGTGAGAGAGGGGGGTTAAGCTCCCCTCAATTACTATATTAAGGAGGAAATAATGGCACGTAAAAAGACACTATCAAAACAATACCAACAGCAAATCAACCGTATCAATAAAAGACTGGAGGTGCTTGCAAAAGAGGGATATAACATAGTCGGCGATTTTACACCAACAACACCCAAAAAGCCTACACGCAAGCAGGTTGAAGCACTCAAAAAGGTCACACCTGAAGCTCTGCGCCGTATGGCTGATAAAAAGTACAACATTGACATAGGTACAGGTAAGCAGATAACGCAAAAGGTTGCAAAGTCAAAAAAGGTCGACTACCGTAAAAAGCCAGTATCGGCTCGTCCGCCTAAGCCGCCAAAAAAGCAAAAGGCACCAAGAGAGACTGAACGTGTTGCCGACGAGGGTGAACTGATATATGATGCAATAATAGATATTTTAAATCAACCATACTCTGCTGGTCTTAATATCTCACCTCAGATACACAATGACAATCAGCAAGCACTTAAAGCTTTGCTTGAAAGCGTGATAGCAAAGGACGGTCTTGATACTGTTTTAAAGCGTTTTGCGGATGCTGGCACAGCTATAATTGATGCCGTGCAAGGTTTTGCGTATGCATCAGATGGCAATGCCGACTATATGCAAAGCTGGTATAGTTTTGCTGAGATTTTGACAGGCGGTAACGTAAGTTATGATGTATCGGATATCGCAGACGAGATGAGCGATTTTGACAGTGATGTGTCTGACGGGCAGTTACAGACAGTCGGCGACAGCGAGCTTGCATATGACAGTGATGCACGTGTATATGTCGACATCAATACTGGCGAAGTTATTTTTGAGTATGATGAGGACTTGATGTCATGGGTTGATGCACGCACAGGCGAGCTTGTATCCACAAGCGATATTGCAAGCTATGGAGGCTGAGTATGGCAAAAAAGCGTAAAAGTACTATGTATATGGCTGATTTTGAGACAACTGTGTATGACGGTCAGACATCAACGGAAGTATGGGCGGCGGCGCTGGTCAAAATCGGCACAGAGGATGTTGTTATATATCATAGTATTGGCGATTTTTTAAAAGCTGTCGAAGCTCTGAGCGAGAGTAATGAGTCTGATGTTATAGTTTATTTTCATAACCTCAAGTTTGACGGAACGTTTATATTATCATATCTGCTCTCGACGGGTCTTTATAGACAGGCTCTCCAACAGGATAAACACGGTGATTATTACTTCGACGAGGATAAGCATTTAGCTAATGAACACTTTAAATATATGATTTCTGACATGGGGCAGTGGTATGAAATAACACTTAAACATCAAGTACACTTTATACGATTCAGGGATAGCTTAAAGCTGTTGCCGTTCTTGGTCAAAAAAATTGGTAAAGATTTTAAGACAAAGCATCAAAAGCTTGAGATGGAATATAAAGGGTATCGTTATGCTGGGTGTGAGATAACACCTGCGGAGCAAGAGTACATTGCTAACGACGTACTAGTTGTTGCTGAAGCTTTACAAATGATGATGGAGAGAGGGCACGATAAGACTACTATAGGTGGGTGCTGTTTGGCAGAGTTTAAAAAACAGTACCCCAAGCGATCGTGGGATGCATTTTTCCCTGACCAAAGCGATGAGTATATTGACGAATGCTTCGGTGCAAAAACTGCGGACGAGTACGTCCGTAAGTCGTACCGTGGAGGGTGGTGCTATGTTGTCGACGGTAAGCAAAATAAGATTTTTAATAACGGTGTAACTGCTGATGTAAACAGCTTATATCCGTCAATGATGCACTCGCAATCAGGTAACTATTATCCTGTTGGCAATCCGAGATTTTTTAAAGGTAATTGCATACCATTTAAATATCAGGATATAACAAAATATTACTACTTTGTACGTGTACGGACAAGGTTTTACATAAAAAAGAATAAGTTGCCATTTATAATGATTAATGGCAACTGGCGATATCCAGCAAGGACAGCGCTCACAACATCGGACGTAAAAAATGCTGATGGGCAGTATTGCAAATATATAACGACACTTGACGGACAGACTGAACCGACAAGCGTTGAGTTAACGCTTACTTGCACAGATTTACAGCTTATGCGAGAGCATTATAACCTTGTGGATTTTGAGATACTGGACTTTTGCGTGTACAAGTCAAAAAAGGGATTATTTGATGTGTATATTGATAAGTATGCCAAGATTAAAAAGGCAAGCAAGGGTGCAGAGCGAGCACTAGCTAAGCTGTTTTTGAACAATTTATATGGCAAGACAGCACAAAGCTCTGTCAGCAACTTTAAAATTGCAAGGCTTGACAACGGCATCTTAAAATTTACTACACAGCTTGCAAATAACCGTAAGGTTATCTATATTCCTATAGGTTCGGCAATCACAAGCTATGCACGTAATTTTACAATAAGAGCGGCACAACAAAATTATTACGGTGTTGACAAAGCAGGATTTATATATGCCGACACAGATAGCATACACTGCGATTTGCCAGCAGACAAGATAAGAGGTATAAAGATACATGATGTAGATTTTTGTTGTTGGAAATTGGAGAATGAATGGGATAAGGGTATTTTTGTCAGAGCGAAAACCTATATAGAGCATACCGTCAAGTGCGACGGCGTGCCAGTCGCTCCATTTTATCAGATAAAGTGCGCAGGAATGTCGACTGAATCTAAAGCGTTGTTTAACGCACAGCTTGCCAGTGGACAGGCAAAGCTGACGGATTTTAAAGTCGGGCTTGAGATAGCTGGTAAAAAACTGCCTAAGCAGATTAAAGGCGGGACTGTTCTGTTTGATACTAATTTTAAATTGCATCCGAAGAGATAGATATAACAATAGCTGACGGGTCATAAAGACTCGCCAGCTATTTTTATATAATCAAGCAAGTAACTATCGGACAGCCCTGCGGTAGCAAACCCGATTTTGCGAACGTGCGGTTTTTACGCCGTGCAATCACGTCACAACGAGAACCGTCTCAGATAGGATGCAAGATTGGCTTAATTGTATGACAGGCACTTCAGAATTGCCTGTTTGCATTCAAGGTCTTTAAACCTAAATGCACCATTAACAAAGTAATTACGCAAACGGTCTTTGAGGACACCAGCACCACCAATTAAGGTGTGGTCAATGCAATGGTCGGAGATACTAGCCGAGATGCGCACAGGATAGCTTGCATCAACTGCATGGTCACAGTACAAGATACCGTCAGCATCGTACTGCCACAAGCCGAAGTCGGAGTTATTGTTACGGATAGTTGCAACGTAACGTCCACGCCCTGTTGGGCGAGCGATAAAAGCTGTATTGTCATTAAGATACACACCTTCGGCTGCAAAGTCGGTATAACACGTTTTAGCAAAAGCTCGGTTAAAAGCACTCTGCTGTTGTGCTTTGGATGCATACTCATTAAAATTACGTTCTAAGACCCAACCGTCACCCCGTAAAAACTTAGTCTGAGAATTAAGCCGTCCAGTGATGCCAAGTGCGTTGTAATAAGGATTAAGCAAGCTGACACTGTTACTGCACATGAATAAAGGGACATAGCGCACCATCTTATGCTCAGCACGGGCAATTGATGTGTGTATACTGTTAAGCTTTTTAAGTTCATCAGGTACATATACGTTGGTCTCTGTCTGTATCTCGTCAAAAAACATCGACGTTGCATCGCAAAAAAGCTGAGAACGCTTTTTGATATACTCACAAGAGTTTATTGGCACAACATAACCGCATGCAATATCGTTAAGGTAGATATCAGCGTATTTTTTCTCAACGATTTTTTGTGTCATGTCGTACTTATCAAAGTATAAGTTATGGACAGTCTTAAAAAATGCGTTTACATAGTCGGGTAATTCGTTTTGCCAGCGGACTAGACATATAAACTTCTCGCCTTTTTGTAAAAATTTATTGATGAGGTAGTGAGCAAAGTATGTGGTTTTACCAGCGGTACGGTTACTCTCAACTATGTATATTTCGGGACGTTTGCCATTTATATCGACTGACGACAGTAAGCGGTCACCTGTGTAAAAAACTGGTTTAGACATTTATGCCTCCATATACTGACGTGCGCCCAGTCGGAACTGAGCGCAGTCAAAAATCAAACAAAGGAAAAGGAATTATGAAACCGTCAAACCTGTTGACACTTGTATTATAGCATAAGTCAGGCAAGTAAATCAATACCTTGTGAAGTCAAGTATTGATAATTTTTACAGATATGTCAATGCGGTCAAGTTTAAGTCAAGGATATCGGTTATTAAAAGCTGTCACGACAATTGACAGCGGTAAGTCAGATTTGCTTGCAAAGTAATGTTCAGCATATTCATTCTCGGCTGTTTTCGAAATAACATTGTACACTTGGAATCCGTGAGAGAAGTAATATTCTGTATCGTTCTCATGTATCTGCACAAGCTCACGCAAGTACTTTTTGTGTTAGGCATTTCGTCATCTCCTTAAATATAACCGTGATTTTTCTTCTTTGCTTCAATATTGCTCAAAACATATTGCAGGTCAAATGCTTCGATATGGCACTTCCAACTGTCACACCCAAACTGACGGAATATGCAGTTTTGGCATCCTCTCTGCTCATTGCAAAAGTCAACAATCACTTTTGCTGCATCCAATGCTTTTTACTTGATATTGCCATATTACATCGTCTCCTTATCGGCAGTATAGCACATGTTTATTTTTTAGTCAATAGCTTGTGTTGCACAATATTTAA